CTTTCCTTGACATCGAAGTACTATCAAAACAATTGATAAATGGAGAATGGGTTGATGGCGGATTTCCTGTTGCATCTGAAGCAAAGTTCCCGGTCAATGCTATCTGTCAATATAACTCAAGTAAAAAACGATTTACAGTATACACAACTGCTCTATGGAATATCAATAAGTCTATTCTAAAATATAAGGATCTTGTTGATTATATCTACTGTAAATCAGAAGAAGAACTGATCGAAAAATGGATTGATGCCTGGGAATCTGATACACCTGCTATTCTAACTGGATGGAATGTTTTAAGTTTTGATGTTACATATATGATCAATAGAATAAAGATTGTCCTTGGCGAAGACGAAACAAAGCGTTTATCTCCTTGGGGAGTTATTGATTCTAGAGAAACAAAGAACAATTTTGGACAATCAGAAATCTCTTATTCTATCGCTGGTGTTGCTATCCTAGATTATATTGACCTCTACAAGAAATATCGCTATAAGCCTCGTGAAAAATATACTCTTTCCTTTATTGCTAAATGTGAACTGAAGGAAGATGAATACAAATTAGAATATGAAGGATCGTTGAATAATCTTTATTATGACAATCCAACATACTTTGTTGACTACAACATCAATGACGTATTCTTAATTACAAAGTTTGAAGAGACACTACAGTTCGTACAGATTGCGGTATTCCTAGCGTACTTTGCTGGTATTAACATTGAAGATTCATTCAGTCCAATTAGAATATGGGATACACTGATCTATCGAGAATGTGAGAACCGTGGTATTGCTATTCCAATGGATAAAATGTCAGAAGCTGTTGAATATGAAGGCGCGTATGTCATGGATCCTATTCCAGGATTAAAGAAATGTATTGTCAGCTTTGACCTAACCTCATTATATCCGTCTATTATGAGACAATGGGCTATTGGTAAGGATAAACATATATCTGGATCCGCTCATATGGATCTGATGAATGGGTTGATAGAAGTACTGCAAAATGAACAAAATTCAAATGCTTCTCGACAAATTCTTACAGACATTCAACAAAAAGGTGGTTTTGGAGAATATTATATTGAAAATGACATTCCAGAGTGTATGTCTGAATATCTTAAAAAGAACAATGTGACTATGACTGTGAACAATCAATTCTTTTCTATCGAAGGTGAATCTGTTTTTGCTTACTTGATTAACAAACTTTTCAAGGAACGTAAAGAAAACAAAAAAATGTCTCAGGATTATAAAAAGATGGCAAAAGAAGTAGACGAAGAATTGACACGGCGTGGATATGTTGATAAAAAGTAATCTGGAGGATACTAATGGACCTAACTAATAAATCTATTGAAGAATTACTACAACTAAGAAAAGAACTGAAACAAAAATCTGAGATCTTTAACGTATTACAGTTGGTGAAAAAGATCGCCCTTAACTAATGGGGGCCTGATATGGTGACATATCAGTGATAACCGCGTGAAAACGGTGAACATCCAGAAATGGAAAATACCGTGCCAAGCCAGATATCTGGAAGGTGTAACGACTATGGGAGCGATCCCAGTAGAATCAAGTGATTCGAAGCGCGCGGCATGTCTATGTACATGAAGAGATAGTCTGATCTGGATAGTAATATTCAGCTGCGAAAGCGAGCGAAACTTAACGAACTTCGCTGAACACAATGCAATTCCTGTTATGGTGCAATCGGATCCAGATTCTTTAGATACTATACTCCTGCAATGGCAGAAGCTATTACACTGTCAGGACAGATGATTATTAAGAAGTCTGGTAAAGAAACTAATGATTATGTTAACCGGCTTCTAAAGAATAAAGACTATAAAAACTATCTAGTGTATACGGATACGGATTCTGTTGTTGGAGATACTGAAATCTATAGCAATGGAGAAAAGAAAACTATTGAAGCTTTCTATGATTCTATTACAACAGATGAGCGTATCTTGGGAGAAGACAATTTTATCAAGAGCGTACATGGGTATGATACTCTGAGTGTTTTTGATTCAGAAGTAGTTGCAACCCCTATAGTATATGTTATGAAACACAAAGTCAAGAAGAAGCTATATAAACTTAGTATTGGTAATAAAAGTGTAGTTATAACTGAAGATCATTCATTGGTGGTGATGAGATCTGGAGAACTAATATCAATCAAACCAAAAGATATTGACCCAGCCGATGAATTACTATATCTAACAGGAAGTGTGTAGATGCAATTATTAAAAGGCAACAATTGGAGTCTTGAAGATCTTGGAGTAGTCGAAGAATGGGTTTATGATTTTGAAACAGAAAATCATATGTTTTTTGCTAATGATATTCTTGTACATAATTCTAACTATTTTGAATTATTCGACATTTTAGAAAAGTACTGTCCAAAAGACTATACTGCTGATCAAAAAACAGATTTCATGGACGCAGTCTGTAAACGAATAGAATCCCAATGTCTTGCTCCTCTGTATGAAAAGATGCATAAAGAATTGAATTGTCATCCAGAAAACAAAGCTCTACATATGGACCGAGAAGTCATTGCTGTTGGAGCAGACAAAACTGGAACATGTGGATTCTGGACTGGAAAGAAACGATATGCTCTATTAGTAAATGACATGGAAGACTATAGATATCCAGAACCAAAGATGAAGGTCATGGGCCTAGCATCTATTCAGTCATCTACTCCGGAGATTTGTAGAAAAGATCTATCAGCTTCAGAAAAGATGTTGATTACTGAAGGTGTAGAGGCGGTTAGAACATATATTGAAGAAGTCTATACTCGGTTTATGTCTAAATCCCCTGAAGAAATAGCATTGCCGAAATCTGTTTCAGACGTAGCAAAATATGTAGACCCTCAAACTGGTCTACCGTGGGTTGGTGAATGGTATGATCATAAAAATCAGAAGACACGAAACGGTGGTGTTCCAATTCAGAGTTCTGCTGCAGTCAATTACAATTTTCTGATAAATAAATTTGGTCTATCAAAAAAATATCAGAAAATACTTGATGGAGATAAGATCAAATTCATTCACTTATATGACAATCCATATAGATTCAAAGTGATTGGATTCAACGATGTTCTTCCAGAGGAATTCGGACTGCACAAATATATCAACTATGAGGCCCACTATGAAAAGGCTTTTCTGTCTCCTCTACGTGATATTCTAACAGCCTGTAGTCTACAACTCGAAAAGACAGTCTCCATTGATGATTTCTTCTAGGAGAATTCATGAAAGAGCTTTGTCCGTGCTATTTGTGCAGGTATCTAAATCGAGACGTAAAGGGTTTATATGCTTGCACAAAAGATCCGCTAAACATTAGGTATGCAAGAAGAGATTACTATTATGAACTATTGTCAGAATGTCCTCTAGGATTTATGTATTTTATTCAACCAGATAGCAGAATTGCATTTACTCGTTGACATATCTAATTTTACTTGATATTGTCTGATATTGATTTGGAGGCAAATATGATATTAGTTTGTGGAGATCTTCATGGAAGATGGGGAATATTGAATGCTCTAATCAACAAAAAACAACCAGAGATTATTCTGCAATGTGGGGATTTCGGTTTATATGAGAAATTTGGATGTTTCGTATCTGACATAAAACCTCATGACACAAAGATCTATTTCTGTGATGGAAACCATGAGAACTTTGACATTCTAGACGATCTTCGGAACAAACATGGAAATGTTCCGATTGAATATGCTAGGAATATATTCTACTGTCCTCGTGGGTCTGTTCTAGAACTACCTGATAAACGTAAAGTATTGTTTATGGGTGGTGCTGATTCTATTGATAAGAATTATAGAACTATTGGAGTAGATTGGTTCAAACAGGAAATCATCTCTCAATCAGATATAGATGGCCTTCCAGAAACAGATATCGATATTGTTATATCTCATACATGTCCGCTCTCTGTCCTTGGATATCTTAATGAAGCATGGGTCCGAGACATTAGACAAAGAGATCCGTCTGTAGTTGCTTTGGATATTGTCTATGAGAAATACAGACCGAAAGAATGGTACTTTGGACATTGGCACGTCTACAAGAAATTTAAACATGAACAAACAGTTTTTACTGCTCTATCTCATAATAGATCAGAACAACAATGGTGGGTAACTTTACAGGAGGATATTTAATGTCTAAGTTAATGGAAAAGATTTTAAAGAACAGTACTACTAAACATGCTGCCATGCTTTATGATTCAGTTATGTTTAAGGATAAAGATATTATCTCAACTGATATTCCGGTTATAAATATTGCATTTTCCGGTGAATTAGATGGTGGGATCATTTCTGGTTTAACACTTCTTGCTGGTCCGTCTAAAGTTTTCAAATCTATGCTTGCGCTTGTTTGTGTAAAAGCATTTCTTGATAAGTATAAAGATGCAGTTTGTATTTTTTATGATTCAGAGGGGGGCATTACTCCTGATTATCTTTGTTCGTTGGGAATCGATCCAACGCGAGTAGTGCATATTCCGATTGAACACATAGAAATGCTTAAGTTTGATATTGTAAAACAGCTTCAAGAAGTAGATAGAAAGGATAAAGTTATTATTGTTATAGATTCTATAGGAAATACCGCAAGTCTAAAAGAACTTGAAGATGCTATCAATGAAAAGTCTGTTGCAGAAATGCAGAGAGCAAAAAGCATTAAAGGACTGTTTAGAATGGTAACACCTTCTTTAGTAACCAAGGATATTCCCTGCATTGCTATATGTCATACATACCAAGAGATGGGTTTGTATCCCAAACAAATTATTTCTGGAGGTTGCCTTCTTCCAGGAACCAAAATTATTTTAGCCGACGGATCAACCAAAAATATAGAAGAAGTTGTCGTTGGTGATCAAGTAAAAACTTCTTCTGGCAGTTCTGACGTTTACGCTGTATGGAATCCAGATACATTGGAAGATGGTATTCCTGAATGTTATGAAATAGAACTAGAAGACGGATATATCATTAAATGTTCTGAAAACCACAAGTTCTTAGTCAATGGAGAATGGGTTTCAGCAAAAGATTTATCTATTGGAAATGACTTAGATACTGTAGTATAATCGTGTCGTTCCAATAATATTATGTTTATAAATTATTGGAACGACACTAATTTGATTGAATTATTGATACAGGAGATTAAAAATGAAAATAACTAGTATTAAACCAATCGGCAAACATGAAGTATATGATATTGCTGTCACAGATGATGAACATTATATTCTTGAAAATGGTGTAATATCTCATAATAGTGGTCTTATCTATTCTGCAAATCAAGCATTTATTATTGGAAAATCACAAGTTAAAGAAGGAACTGACATAGTAGGTTATAACTTTATTATTAATGTTGAGAAATCAAGATTTGTAAGAGAAAAATCTAAATTACCTTTTACTGTAACATATGAAAACGGTATTATGAAATATTCAGGCTTACTTGATATTGCGTTAGAATCTGGGCACTGCAAAAAACCTAGCAGTGGGTGGTTTTGCCGTGTTATAGATGGTGTTACAGAAGATAAAAAGTATAGATTGAAAGATACTCATACTGCTCAATTCTGGGATCAGATTTTGAACTCTGAATCCTTTAAAGAATATATCAAAGCACGGTATCAACTTGGGGCCGTAAAAATGGTAAGTGAAACAGATGATCAAATTGAAGAGAACATTGAAGACGAGAAAGAATATGCTCTCAGCTGATGAATTTATAGTAACAATATTAGATAAAGAATATCTGATAAAGGGTCTTTCCTTGGGGGGAGACCCTTCCATTGACAAAAAATTGACAATGGAATATTCTGTATCTTCTGATTTACCTCTAACAGACGATGACCATGAGCTCGTCAAAAGTTTTCTATCCGCACTTGTTAAGGAGAGCATGAATGGAGTTAACGGAAAAGATTGTCTTAAAGAACCTAATCCTCAACCCGAACTATTTTCTTAAAGTATATCCGTTCATTGAAGAATCGTTATTTTCAGAAAGAATCACACAAAAATTATTCAAAGCAATATCAGCATATAATAACAAGTATAATAGACAAGCAAATCTTCCAGTAATAAATGTATTCATTGAATCTATCAAAGGCGTCTCAGATACAGAATATAAAGCTCTAAAGGAACTTGAACAGTATTTCCATGCAAATGAAACTTTTGCAGACGATTGGCTGTTTGATGAAACAGAATCTTGGATTCAGAAACGGAAGTATTATGAATCATTGATTGGAGCTGCAGAGAAGTTTGAGAAAGGAGAGCTCGATACCACTCTGACCGATAAGATTGATGCTGCTCTTTCTATTACCTTTGATAATAACATTGGTATGGAATTCTCAGAGGCTGAAAACAGATGGGAATCTTATATATCAGAAGAATCGCATATTCCGTTTTTACTTGATGAGTTCAATGCTATTACTAATGGTGGTGTTTGTCCAAAAACATTGAACTGTCTATTGTCATCTGATTCTGGTGGATTCAAATCTGGGACTCTTTGTCATCTATCAGCTGATTATATTAGATCTGGTAAGAATGTCCTCTATATTACACTTGAAATGGCTGAGGATAAGATTCTTGAACGAATTGACGCCAATATGCTTGATGTTGAAATTGATAATCTTGTTGGACTTGGAAAAGATACTTTTATTCGAAGTATTGATGAATGTAAGAGAAAGATCCAGGGAAGAT